TGTAACTGGGTTTCCTATCTACCCGTCTACTTTAACTATAACCGATAACGTCGAATCTTTTGAAGATACCACAACCACTTATACTACTTCGGACGTGACAGTTACTGGTTCTGACGGTGGAGTAGCTACTATTAACTATAGTACAGGTGTAGTATCTGTAACTTTTAACGTAGCTCCTACCGATGGTCAGACAATTTACTTAAATTATGTACTGTTTAAATCCGGTAGACCTGAAGCAATCCTTTATTTCGGAAACCAATTTACCTTATCCCCAGTCCCAGACCAGCTATACATAATCAAGATGGGATCTTATAAGGTTGTATCAGCCCTTGAAAATGCTACCGATAGACCGGAATTAGATGAATGGGGGCCTTGCATAGCATATGGAACAGCATTAGGTATCTTCGCAGACTTTGGCGAGAATGATGCTTATTCAGAGACAACACACCTACACAAAGAACAGATTTCTTTGATATTAACTAGAACGGAACAAGATTTATTAAATGTTAGGGCAATGTCCAATTTTTAACAACAGAGGTAATCATGGTTTGGGATAAGACAAAGCCCCAAGGATCAACAAAAATAAGGAATTTAGGAGTCGTGATAACTCCTAACTGGGAAGCTATAGAAACAGCTGATTCCACACTCCTTCTGCAAGCTATTAATTTAGCAGATAGAGATGCTCTTGGTATAGCTTCAGACCCTACGGCAATAGCAGATTCAGTAATAACCTTTTGTAAAAAAGATGCTTCCGGTAAGCCACAAGGATATGCAATAGATCCTGATTCTTTAATCACAAAGCTAACAGGTGGAAGCTTAACGGCAGCAAATCCTGGAAAGGTAGTTTTCCCTAATGGTCTTATTATAATTTGGGGGACGGGAGCAGCCAATACTGCATGGGCAGAAAAAACTTTCGCTTTAACAGGTTTTACAAATAACTGTTTTAACATAACCGGCAGTGCTAATGGCTCAACTAATACAGTAGGATTCGATTTAGTAAGCAAAACTAAATATAAAGTTAAGGCTTCTTCAGCATCGGCATATCATTATTTTGCAATAGGCAACTAAGAGGCAAAGATGAGCACACAACCTATGAATATATCGCCTTTTAAAACTGGTCTTGATACTGATATGGAGCCATCACTAGCTCCTATTGATTCATTTAGTGTTCTCAATAATATCCATATTAAACATGGCTTTTTGCAAAAAAGAGAAGGGTTTTCAAAATTTGGCGATCTTATTCCTATGGCAGCAGGTATTGCGATATCAGGTATAACACAAGCTAATCCTGGAGTTGTAACAACTGGCGTTCATGGGTATGCTGATGGTGATAAGGTATACATCACTTCCGTTCTTGGAATGACTGAGATTAACAACAAGATATTCACAGTAACCGTTCTTTCTCCCACTACCTTTTCAATCGGAATTGATACAACCGACCTTACTGCTTATATCGCTGCGGGAACATCGGCTTTAACGGATGACGCTACCGATAGGGTTATGGGTATTACTCGTTACATAGAAGCCTCTGGAGGTAAGACTACAATAGCATTCAATACAATGCGTGCCTACAGATATAACACAGCAGCTACGCCGGCCTTCTTTATTCAGCTTGATAAGTTCGACATAGCAAGTGGAGGAGAGTACGATTATATATGGGCCGCTAATTGGCAATCGGGAGGGGGAACTAATAGGCTATATTTTACTAATGGGAAGGCTGGAACTCCTGCTGGTGCTGCTACAGTTGATGGTATTAGGTATTATGATGGGACAACGGACAATCTTAATACGGTCGCTTTTAATCCTGTCTTAAGTCCAGCAGCTCTTGTAGGCCAGCGAATATTAGATGGTGGAAAGTTAATCTTTTCTATCGGACAACGCCTTGTGATTTTGAATACATACGAGTATACCGAAGGTGCTGCCGATTCGGTTAATTATCCCCAACGGGCAAGATGGTGCGCTAAACAGAATCCAGAAAATTGGAATGATGTAGTTGCTGGGGGCGGAGGGTATACAGATGCAGCTACTGGCGATCAGATAATATCAGCAAGACAATTACAGAATCAAATAATAGTCTTCTTTACCAGTTCCGTTTGGGCATTGATACCGACTTCAGATCCCAATAGAGCGTTCAAATGGCAAAGAATAAATAACTTTAGAGCGTGCGAAGGTAGGATGGCTTCTATCGGTTATGATAGATATGCTACAGCACTTGGGATAAGAGGCATTACAGCTACAGATGGAGTAGAAACTAGAAGAATTGATGATAGAATAAGCGATTTTTGTACTAACGAGATCAATGTAAATGAATTCAAAAAGGTTTTTTGCGAAAGAAGTTATAACGAGAAACGATGGTGGACGCTATTCAATAAAAAAGATACATCGGGCGGTGAGAACGAAGCGGCGCTAATTTATGATGAAGATTCGGGGGCTTTCTCTACATATACTATCGATTTAAACTGTCTAGGATATGGAAATTTATCAATAGATTGCACCCTTAATGATTTCACCATAGAAAACAATCGAGACAAGTCAATAGATGAATTCAGCAATGAAACGCTACTTTCATATTTCTTTCTAGACAACCAAGAGATCTTCTTAGGTGGAGACATAAACGGATCAATATATACCCTTGAATCCGGAACCTCAGACAATGGTCTATCGATAAATTCTGAATTTGTGACCGCTGGGTGGAATCCATATAAAGATCAAAATAAAGAAGCAAGACTTCAATATGTAGATATCTATTTCGATACTGATGTTAGGACAAAAGGAACAGTTAAATTTTATAAAGACACCGACGAATCGCCGTATTTAACTAGACAGTTAGACTTCTTACCTAACCTAAATTTTGTTACTCAAATTATTGATGCTACCAACACAAACCCTGTAAGTGTAAATGCTCCAGATCATGGTTTAGCAACTGGTGATTCTATCTATATCTACGGCGTTGAAGGAATGGAAGAGATAAATAGCGGTGAGTCAGAAACGGATTATACAATAACCGTAGTTGACGCTAATAATTTTACATTGGATGGAATAGATGGTACCGACTTTAATGCGTTTTCAAACGGTGGCGGAGTCTATAGAAAGCTGTTTTACAAAACTAAGACATGGAAAAGAGTTTTTGCCGGCGGTGTAGGATTTCAGCACATACTAAAACTTGAATCAGAGGGCATTAATAGACCGTTTAGGATACATGGATTTATTCCGTCCTTCAAACCTACTGGGAAAAGGATGAATAACTAATGAGCTTACCATCGAATATAACATTACCTCTAAGAGTAGACTATCAAAATGATGAAGATATGGACAGATATCTTCGTGATTTAGTCTATGAGCTACAGGGGATGTACGAAAACCTTACAGACAATATTAATGGATTCATACGTAACAATGCTGATATCGATCAATCTAAATGGGTTCCAACTCTTGCTGGAACTGTAGCTGGACCTTTTATATATACTAGACAGGTAGGATGGTCAATTAGACAAGGGATCTATACAGAGGTATTTGCTGATATAGCATGGTCATCGACCACGTCTACTAGCAATTTATATCTAGAGCTACCCTATAAGGTAACAAGATCAGATGGGATGCCATTTGTAGGCACTGTTCAAGCTTCGAGTATAGCATTTGGAGCGGGCAGAACGGATTTAGTAATTAACGCAATACCTAATACATATAAAGGTGAGATTTGGTCAATAGGATCAGGAGTTGCTACAGCAAATTTAGCAGTTCCGGCATCTGGCCGCTTAATAGTCCACCTTAGATATATTGGGATCGACGGAGAATAAAATGAAAAAAATAGATGAATTGAGATTTGTACGGGCTATGAGTCCGGATATCGTACCTCATTATCTTATAGAGCAAGTTCGAGACAGAAGTTATAGCGTTGAGGATTTTTTTAAATATCAACAAATTAACTGCATGAGTCAAACAGCAGACGGTTTTAAGATAAATCCTTTTAACCATTTATATGTTTTAGCTGATCCTGAAAATATCGTTAAGGGCGTTTTATGGATGGTAATAGACCCGCTATCTAAAGATATCGTGATACAAACATACTCAATAGACAAAGACTATTGGAATCGAGGATATGCGGTTAAAAAGCTAGAAAGTCATGTTAAAGAAATAGTGATGAAAGCGAAGTTAAACAAGATTTTCTGGGTAACGAATTATCCCAAACATAGCGAACGTTACAACTTCAAACGCAGCAAGGCAGTATTGATGGAATATGATCTAAAGAAAGAATCTAAGAAAGAAAAACCTTCTAAGGTAAAAGAATTGCCCAAGGAAGAAATAAAGGAAGAAATAAAAGAGGCTGTAAACAGCTAATTAGGAGGTACTTATGGGAAAAACCATGCTCGGGGGAGTTTCGCACGAAGGTAATGTTGATCTTTTGACTGGAGAACAACAAAAATACTTAAGCGGTCAAATGCAGGGTCAAGACCCTCAACAATTTCAAAATATGTTTCAAAAGTCGTTTGTTGATCCGGCACAACAAATAATGCAAAGACAAATCATCCCTGGAATAAAAGAACAGTTTATGGGAATGGATGAGAGTGGCTCATCGGCGTTAAATCAAGCATTATCTCAATCTGCTACAGATTTAACCAGTTCATTAGGAAGTCAGATGATGAATCAATATAATCTAGGGCAAAACCGAGGGATGCAGGCAGCAGGAACACAGCAATTCTCCCCAATGATACATGAGCAACAAGGGATTCTAGGCGATATTATTAAGATGATAGGAAGCCTTGGTGCAGCTGGAATAGGAGCAATTTAAAATGGTTACAAAATTAACGTATGGTTCTGGGCTAGGCGAAGGGTTAAGCAGTTTAGGTTCTGCATTGGGTGAAGCTCTTAAAGCGAGGACTAAAAATGCTTTCATGGAAGATTTGTTGAAAGAGTCTCCTTCTACTAAGACAAAAGACTATACTAATGATGCTGAATTTAGAAAAAATTTTAATGATATGATTGCTGAAAAAGAACAGACATTAGGACAACCGATCGCTCCCGAAGAAAAAGAAAATCTATGGCAATCGCATTTACAAAAAACGTTAGATCAACAGCCATCGCAATTAGACCAGAAAAGATCTCAAGTAAATTATTTAAATACTAAAGCCATGCAGGCGGCGCATAAAGGGTATACGGCAGAAGCATCATGGGCAAAAAGTAGAGCTACCGATTTAAAAAGCGAAATTTTAAGAGATGAAGCTAAGCTTGGAAAAGTACGCAAAGAATTAAAAGATAGGCTGCCCGATGTTTGGGCACTTTTATCTTCTGAAGAGCAAGTCAAATATGAAAAACACGCTAAAGACTTAGTCGCTCGAGGTGTTCCTATTGAAGATGCTACATTATCAGTGAATAAATTAATTAAAGGTGCTTCTCCAGACCAGAAATCATTTGGTGAAAAACAGCAAGCAGCAAAAGAAAAATTCGGTTCATTACCAGGAAAAGCAATGGACTATCTACTTGAGAAATCAGGGAGAGGATCCTTTGCTAAAGGTGTGATGAGTACGGAAGCAGGAAAGGCACAAGCCATTTTATCCGGTATTCCTTACCCTGAATATAAAAAATCAGTAGAACTTCCTGCGGACGCTTCTTTGTGGGAAAAGGTAAAATTTGAGAT